ACCACGTCCGGGTCGGTGACGACGTACCGCTCCGTCTTCCCGGCCGCGTCCCGGAACGGGCCCCAGGACCACATGGTCCGCGGGTGGCCGCCGCCCCGGCGCAGCACCTGGATCCCGGCGGCCTCCATCGCCGCCAGGTAGTCCACGGCGGCGGGCCAGGTCGAGCCGTGATCCACGATCACCGGGTCCAGCCCGGCCTCGGTTAGCGCGGTGATGCACAGGTGCCCGTAGACCACCCGGTCCCGGAAGATGACGAACGCCTTCACGGGGACGAGTGTAACGCCCGGTCAGGCGCCTATGTCTGAGTCCAGCCGCCCTCGCCGGACTCGAAGCTGCCTGTCGGGGTGCCGGACGGGCCGCACGGGCCGGACTTGGACTCAACAGACTGCCATTTCCCGGTACTGCCTTCCGAGCCTGCGTCGTACGGCTGGAACGGCTGGTCCGGGGTGGAGACGACGGGATCGGGAGCTGCGGGCATCAGGGGGCGTCCTTCCAGGTCAGGGATGATGCGGGGCGGCCGGCCCGCGGTTTGCGCTTCGCCGGGGTACCGGTTACGGGGTTCGTGCTGCTGGGCGTGATCACCGGGTCGCCCTGGTCCCTGGCCGGGGGCAGCGGGTCGACCGGCGGGGACCCGGGCGAGGTCATGGCCAGGTGGTTGGAGCTGACCATGTTGCCGGCCGCCATGGACGTCGGGCTCAGCGCGGTGATCCGGTCCGAGCCGATCTGCTCATACAGCGAAGTCAGGTCTTCCACGGCTCAGCTCCAGGTCGACGGGCGGAATGCACCGGTGGCCGGGTCGTACTCGCCGCTGCTCTCGCGGGCGATCGCGTCGCGGACCTCCCGGTCGGCCTCGCGGTCGCGGGGCGGGGAGCCCGTGTGCCGCTGCCAGACGTCGCCGGCCGGGTCGTGGAACTGGCGGCCGAGCATGGCGCTGCGCTCGGCCAGCCGCTCCCGCTCCCGGTCTTCCGGGCTGGTGTCCACGGTCAGCTGCTGCCCCGGCCGCCGCGCAGGACCCGGCCGCCGGACTTGGCCGTGTACGGGCCGGTGCTGACCGACGGCTCGTTGCCCTTGACGCCGGGCAGCTGCGGGCCGCCGGATGCGTAGCCCTGGTCGTTGGCGCCGGTCCAGTCGCCGGGACCGGAGATCTCGTCGTTCACCGTCTGGGTCTGGTACGGGCCGATGCCGGCGGACAGCTTGGTGAACGTGACCTGGTCCGGGCCCGCGCCGAGGGCTGCCTGCGCGCCCTGGGTGCCCGGCGAGCCGGTGTGATCGGTCTGCGGCGGGCCCATGCCGGTCAGGCCCTCCTCCAGCTGTCCCGGCTGGTTGGTCGGGTCGGTAGCGGCGGTCCGGGTAGCGCCCTGGGTGCCGGGAGCACCGGTGCCCTGCGGGAGCGGCATGCCGAACAGGGAGCCGGGGTACTGGTTCGGCTGGTTGGTCGGGTCGCTCGGGCGGTTGTCGCCGACCGAGTCCTTGCCCGTCCGCCCGGCGACGATGCCGGCCTGGGCGTACCCGGGCACGAAGTCCGGGTTAGTGGGGGTGCTCATCCGCAGGGCTCCTTCAGGAGGAAGGCCCGGCTCCGGATGGCCGCAGGCATGGTTGCTGTCTTCAGTCTAGCCTAGAGCCGCCCGCCGAAACGCGACATGAGATCTGCTTTCGACATGGCCGCGGCCGTGACCGGGCTCATGCCCCGGGACTGCGCGTAGGCTACCCAGTCCTGCTTCGGGTCGGACGGGCGCGGCGGGTCCGGGTCGTCATCCTCCGGCTCCGGGACCGGTACCGGATCTGGTACCACTTCCTGTACAGCTTCTGCGGCGGGTGGCTCCGGGACCAGGTTCCCCGCCGGGTGCCCGGCCTCGCTGACTTCCGGGGCGGGCGGCTGCACGGCTCCCGGGTCGGGGTCCGGCGCGGGCGGCTCGTGGTAGTAAGCCCAGCCCGCGTTGACGGCGTGCTCGGCCTCCCAGTCCGGGACGTCGATCGGCGTCCCGGCCGGCGGCCACGGGCGGCCGTCGCAGCGCCCGCCGGACAGGGTCTCCTTCGGGACGATCCACACAGTCTTCGGCACGCTCGCCGCCTCCAGATATTGATTTCTGTTGAGTCAGGGCCATCCCCCGGTATGGCGGGGGATGGCCCTGACCAGGGACTAGTTGGCGTTCCCCTTGAACAGCTTGATGGCGCTCGTGTCCACCAGGTTCCCGTCTCCGCGCAAGATCGCACGGAAAGTCACAAGATCCGTCCCGAAGGCGAAATCGTCGCTGCGTTCGAACCGGACCCCGCCCACCATGCGGACGAAGTACTGGCTGAAGTCGCCGAAGGCGATGGACAGGTTGTTCGCGCCGATGGCCGGCATGAACGGGTCGGCCACGATGGGCTTGCCGAGCAGCAGGTCCGGGGACCCGAGCACCGCGGACGGCTCCCAGACCGGCCGGTTGTTGGTGTCGACCAGCTTGCGGAAGCCCCCGATGGTCTTGTCCGCTGCCAGCCAGTAGCATGAACGTGACTGACGGTAGGGAGCGATGACGCTGTACTCCAAATCAACGAGGTTGGAGTACACTGCACCGCCCTGTGGGGCTCCGGCGCCGGAGATCGAGCCGGACACGCCGCCGGTGACGCCGACGCTGGACTGCGGCACCAGGCCGCCGGAGATGGAGGAGCCGCCGTTGATCAGCGCGGTCCCGAACGCATTCCCGATCGCGCGGCCGGCCTGCATGGCCAGGTAGCCGAGCAGGTCGACGCCCGAGTCATCGATGAGTTCGCGGGCCACCTGCAGCAGCACGCCGAACTTCGACGCGCCCAGGGTCACCTGGCTGAAGGTCGGGTCCGAGGTAGCCAGCGCCGCGGCCTGGGCGGCCGAGGTGGCGGTGGAGTGGACGGTGGCGCGGGGGATCTGGAGGGTCTCGCCACCACCCGTGTTGAGGACGGTGGGCCCGCACTGCATGAGTCCGGAGACTTCAATGAGGTAGGCGATGAGAGCGTCGTAGAAATCCGTCGGAATGACGGCGGAGGCCGTGCCGGTCGTCGGGCCGGTCAGGATCCGGTAGTTGATCGGGCCGGGGGCCTGGTGCCGGATCTCCAGCGCCTTCGGGGCATCCTGCTCACCGCGTGCCCACTTGCGGATCTCCTCCTGCATGTCCCGGATCGCGGCCGGGCCCTGGGGACCTTCCTTCTTGCGGCCCTCCAGGTCGTCGAAGGCCTGGTCGGCGTCCTTCGCGCGCTTCTCGGTGTCCAGGACGGACTTGATCCTCTTGTCGAGGGTCTCCATCTCCTCCTGCATCGCGTCCCACCGGCCCTGCTCCTCCGGGGTCATGGCGCGCTGCTCGCCGGCCGCGTCTTCAGCGATCTTGCGGCAGTCGTTCCAGACTCCCATCCGCCGGTCCCTGAGCCTCTTTGCTACCTCGCTAGCCATTGGCTAGTCCCTCCTATGTGGGGATTCGGTTGGAGCACCCGGATTCAGGTGCTCGGATGCAACCGGCTCCGTCCACGCCCGGGAAGGGCAGCTACGGCCTCGTGGTTTCTGTTGTCAGGCCAGCCGGACGGCTAGCCCTCGTCTACGTAGGGGTCCTGCATGTTGCCCTGCAGCGCGATCAGCGCCTGGGCCCCGGTCAGGGTCGGCTTGGCTGCCTGACGCCGCTGCTCGGGCCGCTTGGGCCCGCCCTTGGTGACCTTGAAAAACTCCATCGCCCGGCCCTCGGACAGCCGGGACCGGACCTCCTCCGGGTCGCCCTGCACCCAGCCCGCCAGTGATTCCACAGCGCCGTTGAGCGCCCGTGCGGCGGCGGTTGCGTCCGGGTACGCCGGGTCCAGGACGGGCGCTACATCAACCAATTGCACGGAATGAAGGGTGCGCATCGGGTAGTTGAATTCCGACACGCCCCACTCGTCACCCCCGGGGTAGACCCTGAAAGCAAAAGAGCTGTGCCGGACGTCACCGCGCTGCACGTACTCCACCACGTCCCGGCGTGCGTCCGGCGGTTCCACGTCGTAGGCCAGGCCGGTCTCATCGATGGACAGGTTCAGCGTACGGGCATGGGTGGTGCCGAGCAGGGCATCATCGCGGTGGTTGTAGCG